TTCTGTACCGTATAGGCTCCCGCGCTCTGGATGTCGCCAGTTACATCCAAGCGGCAATTCTGAGCCAGCAGGCATTCCTTGGGGTCAAGCTTATCTACTCCTGCTAAAGTACTCATGCCCCCAGAGAAATCTGAAAGTATCTTCTCCTCGCTCAAGCTATCGCTACCCACCCAGACGTTGTTGAACCACCGCTGCTTTTAAGGTAAAGCGTGGTCCCTGGTGCTCCGTCAGTTCTCAGGAAAATACATCCCTGCCCCACGGCCAGGACGGGAACACCTGTGCCGGTAAACAACGGAACCAGCGTCATAGTCTGTGTTCCGCCTGTCGAAGTGGCGCGGGTGAATGTTCCGCTCCCTGCGTTCAAATCTTCCATGCCAATCAAGCCTTTGGTGATAATCCTAGCCATTGTAGTAACGCCTCGAATTCCTGAATGCTCTTACTGATGGGTTGGCCTGCGAGCGGTCAAAGCTGCGGCCTGGAACTAAAACCGTTGGCCTGTCCTGCATCTGGTGGCGGGTCAATTCGAGCACGGAAGTCAGCCGTTGCTTGTACTCGTTTTTAAAATTATTGGCCTTTTGCATGTCGCTCTTGAGCATCGCCAGATAGGAAGCCTGTATAGAAATGAGGCGTTGGGCAATCAAGGGAAGCGCTGTAGTATCCGTGTTGTTGAACATGTTCGTAGGTAGCGGAACGTAGTGAAGCGTTACATTGGTTGCGAGCGATGGCGCTGGCCAGAGAATAAACTGGTTGTAGCTGAACGGCACAAACCCCTGCGATTGGTTGGAACTGTCCTTCTCCCACTCGTACATGCCGCCATATTGCTTATCGAGCGAAAGCAGAAACGAAGGGAATAGCCGCAAATTGCCCCAGATGGCAGGCCCATACATATAGTGCGGCGTGAGCATGTCGGCTGGAAAGTTATAGTAGGAAACATTGGCGGCTACCGAGATCGGAACATCTGTAAGCAGGATGCGGGAATCCATCACCACTTTCAGGTAGGCGTGATTGATGTAGTTTGTTAGCTCAGGCGTAGACCACAGGCCATCATTCGAGTTCTCGTTGAGCCTTAACTTTACTTCGGTTAGGAAATCCTGTAGGGCATAGTTCTGTATCATCAGTAGCTTGGCTGCAAATCAATCTGCATCGGGTAGCCGATCGCATTGAGTCTCTTGGCGAACAGGCTTCCATTCTCGAAAGGTTCCAAAGAACGAACTCTGGTAGCCCACCAACGCGCCTTATTTTCAAGTACCGATTCCATCCAATCGCCGTAGGCTGCAAACCATCCTTGCGCCAACTGCAAGTCCTGGAACTCACCCTCCCGCACAAAGCATTTCATCAACGCGTAGAGAACCAGAGCAAAGTGGCATTGGATAGGAAGCTGTGGGGTGTCTATATCCAGAACCATCGTGTCCGGGTAGGCGACATACGCAACGCCGATATTGAGTTCATCGGTGGAATAGAGAATCAGTTCTCCGAACTCCTGCGAGGTAGTTGTAAAGGGATTTTCTACCACATCCGGCCTGAAGATGATGATGGCTCCGTTCGTGTCAGCTACGCCAATGACAATTCCCAATTCCTGCGAGAAGGCATAGCCGTTATCCGGTGTCACCCCATCAGCCAGCAGAAAGGCCGTGACAACTCCCGTTTCTTGCGAGAAGGGAGCATATTGGAATCCATCCTGAGCCGGTGTGGGATAAGGCGCAATCTGGAATTGCTGGCCCATCTGCGGGAAGTAGAACCTGTAAGGATTTTTATTAGGTACTGCTTGCCGCCAGCTAGGATCATCGCGGTCCAGTTCGTATTCATTTGTCTGTGGCAGGAAATCCCTATCCCAAGTAAACCGCACATACTGGTAAGCATCAGGCGGCCCTGTATAGGTTGAGACGGAGGAAGTACAAACCACGTTGCTGAACTTCTGCAAGAACTCTGTTACCTGCTGCGTATAAAGCACACCCTCATTGATGTAACCGTTGATTTCAGCCACAGACCATGAAAGTGAGTTCGGATCGGAGGACGTATTCATCAAATACGTTTCAACCTGAGAACGAATGGTTCCTAGATTAAGAGATTCGCTCACGGTTGGATTTCCACTTCTCGTAGACTTCGTTAATGCGTGCCAGCACCTTCTGGGGCTTGAGCCTGGTAGTGCAGAGAGGCGAAGGAACCCCTACTCCGCGCTCATCAACCGAACCCGGCACTACTTCGTAGGGACAAGTCCACATCCCGCCCATACCTTTGGGAATTCCTTCGCCCTTTATTTCGTGCGCCGTACCCTTGCAGGTAGGGCACTCGCCATTAACCGCATGGATGTAATGCAGGACGTGGCAGGGATGGCAGAAAACATCATTTGTATCTGGATGGACACAGTAGTCATTCTCCCAGTACTTGCATAGGTTTTCATGGCTAGAATGGGACAGGAAGGTAATCTTGGGCGTTGGAAAGCATCCCGCCGCGTTGAGAATTCCCGTTTCAGGGCCGATTACCAGGTCAACGTACTTCGTCATCACCATTGAAGTTCTTAGTTGCCACCTGCCTGCACGCGGTAAGTAACGATTAGACTCCGAACGCTCCAGCAAGGCGCATTCCGGGTCTCCAACACTAATGAGAAGTATGTCGGGATTTTTGATAACCAACTCTTGCGCGATCTGTTGAAAATAAGGGTAGCGTTTATGGTAGCTGGACCCGCTGAGACACCACATGACAATGAATCGCCCAGGATAGCGGTCCCTGAAACCCTGAGCCATGATTTCTTCTTGTTCGGAAAAGAAAAGCTCGCCATTCATTCCCCGATCTGCGTAACCCGCTTTGGCTAGATGGTTGTCATAGTAGTTTGTATCGCCTACCTGGGCACGGATGGCCCGGATAGCGTTATAGACTTTGCTTTCCTCAGTCAGCTCAGGATGCTTCTCGCCAATCTGCTTTATCATCATCAGCATGCGAGAGTCTGGAATTAGCAGCGTTTCTTCCGCCGAGCCAGTTAGGTTTACAAACTTGTCGTATTTCGAGCCTAGCTCATTCCAGTACTCCCACAATGGCCCGGTACCAATACCCTTGTTCTCTACATGGTCTTTAATCTGGACGGCTATCTCATCGACATAGGGACAGTACTTTGTGACCTCGCGGCCTACTTCAGAGCAGTTAAGGGTGACGTGATATCCCTCTGATTTGAGCTTTTTGAGCACAGGCATCGTTTGGATAAAATCTCCAATGGCTCCATATCGCACGACGAGCGCACGCTTTCCTTCAACTCCTGCTGCAATCCCTTTGACTGGAGAATTTCCCGAAGCCAGCTTGCGGTAAACCTGAAAGAAGGAATACTCATCCTTTTCTCCCCGTATCTCATCGGCCAAAATCTCGGCATGGCCGATCTTGGCTATCGCATCCCTGATTTCCTGTGGGTTGAAATCCCGTTGGTGGCAGACGTTGGCTCCCTTTTCCCCGATGTTGGGATAGAATCTTTCCCAGTCATCGCGCCCCATCTCCTTTGCCACTTTGCGGGTCAGTGGCAGATAGAGGATTAGATTTCCTCCAGGCTTGATGAGCCTCCACCATTCCCTAAGAACTGCCTCATGGTAGGGCATGTCCTCCAGCGTGTGGCTTGAATACACGTAGTCAAACGACTCATTCGTGAGCATCGTAAGATTGGCAACGTCAGCGATAATATCCGCTTCTTTGCAGGCCATCATGGAGTGACCGCCATCAATCCCAAGACAGCTATAGGAAGGCGTCTTTTCTACCTTCAGCTTCCAGCAGCCACAACCCAAGTCCAGTCCATGCCCGAATATGAAAGGCGTCAGCCTGTCTTTGATCTTCCTTGTTTCGTTGCCTTCGCTTAAATCCTCGCGCCACATTATTGGATTCTTATTCTCCTTTCGCCTTCAAGTATCTTGATGGGGTCTACAAGCACCAAACGGCCCAAGTCGTATCTCAAATGGTAAAGAGGGATTTGTTTGCTCATGGGAGCGGGCCAATGGCTCGAATTTACCCGCAGCATAATCATCGTGAACTTGGAACTGACTTCGATACCGTCAAGCTCGGAATCAAGTGGCAACAACCCGTCCGCCAGTTGCACCAACATTGCAAAGAACTGGTTAGGCTTCAGGGAAAAACAGTGCATGGATGGATTACTGATGGAGGTAAAGAAGAACTGAATCTGCGAGTCAATCCCGGCATCCTCAATGCCAATACCCTTGAACTCGGCATCTTTTGGCAGTGGGATTCCAGGTTGCGTGTCATGGAAAAGCGAAAGAATCTGCTCGGGACGGATAATGAATCCCCGGCTGTACTTTGCCCCATTGACAATGGAAGAGCGGCCCGAAACTTTAGCGTTGAACTTCTTGAGTTCTCCGTTTTGGTTCACAAGCCGCTCCGATTTTTAAGTGAATTGTGGCGCTACGCTCAGAAGGAACGAAGTCCCGCCAAGTGTTTGTGTAGCGTTGGCCGTGCCCGTAGCCACAAGGCCAAGGGTGATACCCGAGTTGCCCGGTAGGGCAATCGGAGGACTGAAAGTGCTGTACGCGCAGGAAGCAGAAGATTGCGCATAAGCGTTGTTGCCCGTTGAGGTTGTGGTGCCAACGATTACGTAGGGCTTGACACCTGCCGGGAAAGCGGAAGGCGTGGCCGTCACGTAGCCCGTAATACCTACGAGCCAGGTTGGTTCACCAACAACGATAACGCCGCTAACGGTGGTTCCCGGAGCGATTGCACCGGAAGCCGTCATCACGACGTTTTGGGCTGCCAAGCTGGAAGTGCCTAGATAACTGCGTACTCCATCGTATGCCATAAGGTTTCGCTTTCATCACTTGGAAGTGATGTGGGCAATCCTTTCCGAACCATCCGTTACCTGGTTCCAAATCTTCTGGAAGCCGAGCAAGGCATACCATGCAATGCCTTGCGAGCGCCCGTAGTCGGTCGGCACTTTCTCGCGCAACTCTTCCGGGATCGCTACGCCTTCCATGACCGCATCGAAGCCGATTGCAATAGCTTCGCCAGCCGTGAGAGTCGTTCCGGGTGCGTTTGAAAGCAGGTTGGTTTCTTCGACAAAGCGTCCCATGTAGTAGCGCCCCGCTTCTCCGCGATAGAGATACTCGGAGAGAGTGTCGCTGTACTTGGTAACGTCAACGAAGCCGCCCGTCTGCGTATCAGAGAAGAAGCCCGAAAGCGCCTGGACGGAGCAAATAACCACATAGCTCTGCCCATCGTAGAACGGGATATTCTTCTTCCGCATGTCGTCGCAGATGGCCCGCCAGTTGGTGCCGTTGAGGTTGGAGCTGGCTGTGGTGGAAGCCGTTCCATTGGTTGTGATGTTGACGCTGTTCGATACGGTGCAAACATACGTCAAATCCGCACTCTGGAACTGCACACCGGCAACGGAATCAAGCGTGATCGCCATGTCATTCATCAGCGATTGCACAACCGAGTTATCAACATCGAGTTCGGAGAGTGCAACTAGCTGATTGGTGAAGGCAATGGCGTTCGCGTATTCCTGAATGGTCAGCGTGCCCTGGTTGATCGTGAAGTTTGTTTCTGGAATGGTGGCCGTTTCGGTCAATCCGGAAGTCGAAGCGGCGGCGGCGACGGGCTGCAACTTATCGAAAAATACCTTGTTGCCTCGCCGTGCTCCCTTGGCTCCCTTGATTTGAACGAACTGGCGAAACCGCTTGAGCGGCTGCGCCTTGATACGTAGCTGGAGCGAGAGTTCATTGTTGGTGAAGAACCCGCCCAAGCTATTCGTGCCGAATAATTGGCTCGGCATGGCTAGCTCCTTTCACTGACAAGTCTTACCGGCGTAATCCTCGGTGAGACTTCTGCTCTTGTTCCTTCAGCATGCGCATGTGCAAGTCGAATGCACTTTCTGCGGTCAGCGGAGCCTTACCAGAAGGTTGTTCCGTCGTTGCTGCTGGTGTGCTGCTGAGAAGCGGGATTGTCCGCGTCTCTTGTGTGAGCGCTTCCTTGGCACCCTCAGACCTGATTTTCCCGGTGAATTGCCTGAAATTATCAGTGGCCTTTTGCAGCAAGGCTTCGTGGTTTCCGGCAAGTTCGGGGTCAGACTGTGCTAATAGGGTAGCCTCAAAAGCTACTCTAACTTCGTGTTCAGCCAAATCCGGATTCATCTTCCTCCAGCTTTCGGCAATCTGCTGGGCTTGGAGAGCTACCTGTGTCGTCTGGATAGCTTCCTGCTTCCACTTGTCTACGGCTGCTTTCGGATTGGCTACAAACTCGTTAAGGAACTTGGTGTTCTCTTCCTGCTCCGCCGCTAGTTGCTGGGGAGTTTTTGGAGGCGGAGGTGCCGGGGGAACGGCAAGCGCTTTCTTTTCCAGTTCAGATTTTTCCTGAGCAAGTTGTGTGAGTTTCTTCTGGGCTTCAAGATAGCTTTTTTCAAGTTCATCCGGTGATTTGAATTTGCCTGCATACATCTTTTCAACGGCGGGAGGAGCTTCCTTGGGAGGTTCGGGTGGCTTTGGCTCTTCCTTCGGTTGCTCGGCAGGTGGAGCTTCAACCGGCTTCTTTATCTCTTCATCGCTGAGATTGCGGAAATTCAAATCATTGCTGGGTTTGAGAGCATCGCCAGAAGTATCGCGGATAGTCCCATCAGGGCGTTCATCTGCCATCCGATGAGTTCTCACCTGTACGGGTTGATGCGGCTCTTTGGTAGGCGGAGGAATGTCGGTGGGTGGTGCTGGCGGCGCGGGAGCCTCCAATGTGGATTGGGGATTGTCAGCATCCATGTATAAATCGCCAGTCATTCCTGCTTGCGGCATCAGCCCTCCACCCTAGCATTCGTTATGAAAGTCTCTTTGGTTATTGCTCCAGCCCGTCCAGCCAAAACACTTCCCGCCAAGTCTGCATTCTTTTCCGTCGTCAGAATAAAAGCCCGAATGAACTTCAATCCTTTGCGGTATTCGCGGAGCTGGTCAATCACTTCCTTCGGGCAAACATCCAGTTCGTTCGTAGTCCATTCCAGCTCTTTTTCAAGCTGGCTTACAATCATCTGGTAGCCGCGTGTATCCTTGATTTCTTCAATGGCGCGGCCCTTCTCAATCCAGGCTTTCAGTTCCTCATCCGGCCTGCCAAACCATTCACTTTTTATCTTGGAGGCTACGTTCTTCAGAGGCTTGGCCACGCGATCAAGGAATTCCTGGACCTGCTGGCGGGATTCGATTTGGGCTTGGGTAGGGTTCACCGTTTGATTTTCTCTGCCGGGGCATTCTCCGCCGCCAGCACTCCATCCCGATTAGCCCCGTAAAGGCTTTCAGTCCTGGTAGGACGCCTGAAAAAGAGTTCAGAACTGTTCGCATCCGTCATCAGCGGGTCCGCTGCCAGATTCGGCGGGCCTTCAAGGAAGCCTTCATCTCCTGCATTCCTTGGCATGGGAGCACGGCGGGGCGTGAAAGTCGCATAGCTGTTGAAGGGAACATTCCCATCGCGGGATACCTTCTGAACATTAACTGCGCCATGCAACTCCTGTGGGCGAGTTTCCGTTGCCATATAGGGAGCGGTATCAAGATGCTGTTTGAGAGTTAGAATGTCTAAATCACCTTCCGCTACTGAACCGATCTCGCCCGGAGGAATAACATTCCTGAACTTGGCATCCTTTTCGAGATTCTCATTATTGGCTGTCTGGCCTTCAGGAACTGGGTCACCGGAAGGGGGGAATCCAGATGACCCGTCTCCTGTGGGACGCTGCACTCTTACATCCATGCCGAAGTCATTGCTCTTTTCCTGCGTGATGTATCCGGGAACGCGCTTTCTCATGCCTTAGCTCCTGAACGTCGCGCCTTCGATAGCGCAATCGCCGTCATCATCGCTTCCTTCGCTGCGCCCGTCTTTCCTGTCGCCTTCACTGTCTTGGGCACGTTCGTATACACCTCATGGAAGGCAGCCTCTACTCTGGGGTCTGAGCCAGACCTTCCACCCTTCGCGTACCGCTTCACGTTACCCTCGGACGGTGCCCTTGGGGTCCGTCAAATCCGTATAAGGGATGAACGAAGGCGCTTTGCCGGGATCGGCGGTGGTCTTTTGATAATTCACCGAACCATGCAATTCCTGTGGACGGGTTTCGGTTTCAGAGAATGCGCAGGTGTAAATTTCGCCTCCGCCCTTTGAATTCCCTTCACCCGCTAGCCCCGGAGTCTCTGGAGTTGACGGCACCACCATGTGCGCCTGGTCAATTGCAGATTCGGTAGCTGCTCCCGAAGTTGGCTTTACGTTTGGCATAGTATGCCTCCTTTTTCATTATACTACTGGAAATTCAGTTTGTCAATCACTTTCATTGCGTTCCACCGGGAGGATTAGGTGGCTGGCCCAATCCTTGTGCCGCATCCATCAGCTTGTGCAGGGCGTCCTGATCGGACTGCTCCACAATTTTAGATCGCTGCATAAATGCCTTGGCCTGTTCCTTGTGATAAGGATTCTGCGCGGTAACGGCGGCTTGTCTTGATTGCTCCTGCATCTCTTCTGCTTCTGGCGGAACAAGTTCCCAAGGCTCGGGGAAGTGATAGGAGTCGAAGATTCTGCGGAAGATTCCGGCCATGTTGACGCCGGACTGGGCCATTGCCTGTGGTCCGCCCATCTGAGCGAACATGGCCATCAGGTCCTTGTACTTAGAAAGATTCTGCTGGCGCTCGAGCGTCCGGCTCATGCCGTGAGCCTGGAAGTTATACTTCCCGTAAATGAGACTGAGGCGCTTATCTATCGGCAGGTTATCGAGTAGCGGTCCTACCTGTGACCCTAGCAAATCCGTCCATGTGGGTTTGGTTGTAGAGTCAATAAACTGGAAGGCTCGCGCCCAAATCTTTTCCGCTACAAATATCAGGCAGTTATCTTCGATGGTTTGGGCGATGTCCGCTATCGAGAGGGTGCTTTGGAGTTGCGTGGACTGGACTTCGGTAGCCGTTGTTTCCCCTTTAACGTCAAGAAGCCCTTGTGCTTGTTCAGTGATGAAAGTTCCCCGCTGATACTCTTTAGACATTTCCATTTGAAAATTGAAAGAAGAGTTTCCGAGTTGCGGAAACTGTACCCCAGCAACCGCTTGCGCCCCGGCCCCGGCTCGCTTGTAAAAGACTTTCCCTGGCTGTACACCGGTCTGCATATCTCCTTCTGGATTTTCGAGCGCACTAGCTTCTACCTCCATCATCGGCACAACAGAGAATTTTAAGTGGTCCTCTTGCATCTGCGCGAGACGGTCAATTCCGTCCTTAACGCTAAGATTCATTTCGAGTAGTCCCTGTCCAGGGAAGCGTCCAGCTACAACTAGCGGTGAAAAGATGATGTAAGGCGGAAGCCCATCCCAATAAGGGTTTTTCTCATACTTCAGTATTGTCGTTCGGTTCGCAATGAGGATATGCACATTGGAGTCCACAACTTTCTGGCTGTGAACGTCAATGATGTCACCCCAGTATTCCCAGATAAGAGCCTGTTTACGGTAATGTTCCGCTGGAATTTGCCTCTTATCGTATCGAGCAAAATCGCGTGTATATACTTGGTCAGCGAAATACATCTGGTCGGCGATTCTATCGACATGCTCCAACTCATTGGTGTTCTCTAAACCTTTCTGGCCCTTGAGTTCATCCACGTCAACCAGCGTTTCCTCGATGATGAAGTCATAACGATTATTGTCGCGTGTACGAGGGCCAAACCATATATGAAATGGGTCAATACTCTGGACATAGAGATGCCCTTCCTTGCGCTTCTTCTGAGTCAGGAATGGTCCGGTATCATCGCCGCCAACCGATAAGTCAAAAACATTGTCATAGGCCCAGCCGAACTTCAGGCATCCCAAACCACAGATAGCTCCATATTCCAGGGCATCGCGGAACTGACTCCTAAAATGTGCGGTTCTGGCGAGTTTAAGGATCACGGATTCAACGAAGGGAGCAAAGATGGCATTCGTTGAAGTTTCCTTTTCTACCGTGACCCATTGCTCCGTCTGCAAGAGCGTCCGCATGATCTGCGCAACGAAGTTCTTAACTGCCGAATGCGCTTTTGCAAAAGTGATTCGGCTCTGCCAAGGAGCTTTATCATCAAAATCCTGTTTGTTTCGATACTGTCCGTAGCAGTCGAGCCAGTTGTTTCTGATGATGTATTCCCGCATGAACGCTTCATTCCGGTAGCGTTCGATCTGCGAGACAATTTCCGCATCGCTTAGTCCCGCGACTCTTTCCGTAGCTTCATTCGCGTCATCAGAATGCGTGCCTTCATCTGAGTCCCGAGCACCAGGGCCATTATCGAGCGGAGGAACACCATCAGGTTTTCCCGGAGGCATGCCAAAAGACGAGATGGGGTTGGCGGCTCCCATTTCACTCCACCTGCCCTAGTGTCAGGCCACGCGATAGTGGAAACTCAATCCAGCGTATGCCCTTGATTTTCTGGAACGCTTCCCAATGCTCAGTCGTCTGCGGGTCGGGCGTGCCATCCGTGCAGGTACGGAGCCGGGAGGTATCGTGCATTGCAAAGATAGTGCCGCTAGGAATTAGTTTCCTCTCAAGGCAGATTTCCAGTTCTTTCGTTCTAAGCGGAAGCAAGGAATCGAAAAAAGCGAAATCGAATCGCTCATTCGTTTCCTCTAGATACTTCATCGAATCAGTGACCACGATGTCCGCCCATTGCTCAAGTTCCTCATGTTCAAGCTGCTTCCAGCCGTTTCTGGCCAGATTCGGATGAATCTCCAGCGAGAATACGTGCCCAAATCCATTCCGCTGTAAAGCCCTTGCGATATAAGCCGTACCCAATCCCTGGTAGGAGCCAGTCTCAAGAACCTTCAACGGCTTCAGGCAATAGATGAGCGCATAGAGGAGATAGAGGTATTCTTCCTCGGTTGAACCGGCATCATGCGAATGGAAGAGCCAGGCTCGCTCTTCAAAAACATGGCAATGGTTTTCCGTCTCTATCTTCACTGACTGACACGATTGATTTCCGGGGGTTTGGGGAGGTCGCGCCAACTGTTGTTCCTGCGCGGAGCGTTGCCGGGACGGGCATAGCCATGCACAGCCTTCTCGGTTACAGGGCCGGTTCTATACTGGGGAATCGTGGGCTGCTCGCGCTTGTGGACAGCCTGCCAGACACTCGAATTAGCGAAGTAGCGGAGCGGATCATAGGCATGATCGGGGATGCCCTCGGCACGCTCTTCTGTGAATTCCTTATCGCCGGTAAGCGGGTTGCGTGTCTCGGCGTGCCTTTGCAGCTGAATCTGGTCAATCAGGTTAGTGCAGCGGGAGCTAATAAACAGGCGTGGACTTCCAGATAAACCTGTCACCGGGTTACGGAGCCGGGGATTGATGTACATCAGCTCCTGGAGATTGGCTATAGAGGCGGCTTCGTTGTTGTCTGCTCTTTGCAGATATAGACCGCATTCACGGTATTCCTGAGCGATGGATGTGGTAGTTGTCCTGCGGTCACGTGTGGATTCGACGAAGATAGACGGATCGGCATAGATGCCGCGTACTGAATATCGATTATCACGCAGGAGTTTATTAATGGAGCCACTATGCTCGCGTATAGTAATCGTGCGGCCAGGAGTAGAGCGTTTGTAATACTCATGCGTAATGAAATGAAAGTTATCGCTGGAAGAGGCGCTAATGAGAACGCAGGTGGGAGCGCTGAGGCCGTAGTCCATCCATCCCCAGCAGGATTTGATGTTAAGGGAGTCGTAGGGGTCGAACCGGTCGGCGTCATAAACATGCACCTCACGCTTGAAATCGGGGTGTATGGCGCCTTCAAAGATATCCCTTGAACCATAGACCCAACGGCGCTTCCAGGTTTCTGGCTTCGCCATCAGCATGTTGTAGTAGCCGGGGGAGTTCTTGTCAAGCATGGCCTTGTTGATACCAGTTTCCCCAAAGTAATAGGCCCTGTCGCTGCGCTCTCCAACTACATCGGGATGGAAGCGGAAGTATATCCAGTCATGGCCATTGGGGTTACACTCGCCCCAGATATAAGCCGGGCAAGGCTCTTTCCATTCGGGCTTGGACCAGCGGCCAACGCGGGAATCCAGGAACTCCCACATCTCAGGATGAATCTCCTCGGCCTGGCTGATTAAAGCACCATTGATTTCCAAGGACCGCAAGTCGCCTTCGCTCATTTCATCCAAGTGAATCCAGAGAATCTCAGAGCCGTTATGGAGCACCATATTCTCTTTGACATCGCGCTTGATCCAGCTAGGCGGGCAGAACTTGTCGAAAGTCTTGCGGGTGGTGTTCATCAGGGTTTTGTAAGTCTGGCGGGCCACAACCCACCGGCTGCCGGGAAACTCTTTGGCAAGGATAAGCAGGCGCATGATGGCACCTGTAGTCTTGCCATTGCCCACGCCACCATCGAACATACTCTCCCGCTTCGTATTCCAGATAAACGCTTCCTGCACGGGGTTTGCAGGCTCGAATACGATTTCCTGGCGCTTAGGCTTCATAGAGGGGCGGTGGGAGAATCGGCGTAAAGCGGCCTTTCCACATGCTGCTCGAGCTGTTCCAGCAGATTCAGCAAATCCTGCCGTTGAAGCTTCTGAACTCCACTCGGGGCAAATATGAGAGGGATGACAGAATCGAGTCCTGGTACTTTAACGGTAGAGAGATAGTGGAGGGTTTCCACGTCGCGGACAACCAGGATGTCACCCTTCGCTAGCTGCAACTTCGCCAGATGGTCCAGAACCTGCTTCGTGGATATCTGATACCTGTTTTTCCGCAAGCAACCCCCTTGGCGTATTCCGCGCTTTCAGTTCATCGAGCCTGGCCTGACAGCGGGCATTCTCCTCCGCCTCCAACTCTTCCGCCGTTGGCAGGGCTTTGGCAGTCCGCAGAGCATTAATCCGGGAAGCATTGGCACCTACAATCACCATGACCTGCCCTATGGCATTGATCGTCGTCCCTGATTGCTGGTCCGTAGCCTCGCCCCTAGCCGCCAAAGCCAGCCGGATCGCCCCAATCGCGTCCTTGTCGGCACCTTCCTCAATCATCTTCCTGAGCCGATACCCC